CACGAACTGCTAGATTGGTATAACAAACAACTTAAAAATATTTTAAAAAATAAATAATATATATGAAAACACCTGACATACCTTGGAGTCCTGAAACAGTAGAGTGGCTTAAAAAAGCATTGGAAAGCAAATTAGAAGGTAGTGCTATCCCACCGATACTAGCCAGTATTGTAGGACTTACAAAAGAAGAAAAAGATACTATTAAACTAACTAAATAATATATGAACTACACAGATAAAATATTAGAGGAGTTTGAGAAGTTAAGAATTATTAGTGTTACAGTTTCAGATGTCGATGATGATACTTATATTCACGATGAAGGTCCTGAATACATCAAAGCCTCCCTCGACACCTCAATCGCACAAGCCGTAGCAGAAGAGAGAAAGATGGTGAGGGCTGTGATAAAAAACATCTGTAATAATTATGTTGAAGAAGTTTCAGGTTGTGAAGATGTAGAAATAGTTAGAGATAAAATCCTCTCCTCCTTAGACAAATTAACAGATAAATAAACATATATGAAAATAACAAACAACAATCCAACAGAAGTCATATTATCAGCAATAGACAAGTATTTAGACTTTATCTCTCCAACTTACGGACCTGCTGGTAAAACAGTTCTTATAGGCTCAAATGGAGTAAAGGCAGTTGATGATGGAAAGATAGCATCTGAACATTTTGAAGTAGAAGATGAATTTGAACAGGCAATTATCGAATACATAAAGGACACTACACAAAAGACAAACGAGAGAATACAAGACGGAACTACAACATCAGCGATACTTATGTCATCTATTATCAAGGAGATTTTCAATGATAAAGGACACAACAAGAATAATGTACTCGAAGTAAAAAAAGGACTAGAAGAAGCTAAAAGACATATAATAAAGGAAGCAAAACAAGTCACTAATAAAAGCGACTTAGAAAAGATTGCATATAGTGCATACAACAATAAAGCAATATCAAAGATTGTAGCAGAGGTAGTCTACAAGGTAGGAGTAGATGGAATAATCCACATTGAAGATTCAGAAGAAATGACTACAACTTATGAGATAGCGTCAGGATATGAAATACAATCAGGATATGTATCAACTCATTTAGTAAATCGTGGTGATAATGTATTCTTAGATAAACCTTGCGTCATCATAGTAAATGACGACCTTAATACAATTCAACAAGCAATACCTATACTGGAAATGATAATGAAATCAAAGAAGAAACAATTTATCATTATGGCAGACAGCTTCGGAGACCAAGTCATAAGCATTATTGCTATGAATAAAGTAAATGGAGTATTCAAACCACTACTTGTAAACAATGCAGGTTTTGGAGATGAAAAGCATGAGATACTACAAAAGATAGCAACCTTAACAGGAGCTACTATACACAATCCTAAACTTGGTGCTTTTAAGAAAGAAGACTTTGGAGAAGCTAAATCAATCGAAGCTACAAAGAATAAAACATCAATCATAGGAAATGAAATCATAGACGGAGGCAAGTCAGCAGTTATTAAGGTAGGCTCACCAACTAAGAACGAACAGCAAACAGTAAGAGAGAAGATAGAGGATTCAGTAGGTGCAACCAAGATAGCTCTATCATCAGAATATGGTATAATAATAGGAGGAGGTATGACGTATAAGGATATAAAAACCTCATCACCAATTCTAAATAAAGCATTAAAGAAACCAAGAGAGATACTTGAATTTAATGGTAAAGAATTTTTAAAGGAAGTATACGACCCAGCAGAGTCACTAATTGCATCACTTGAAACAGCAGTAAGTATAGCTTGTGGACTGGCAGAGATAGGAAGAATCTCAGTAGTTAAAAGAACATAATATGGCATCATTAGACGCAAAAAACGTAGCAAAAGAAGTCGTGGAAACTCTTGGAAAAGGCAAGAAGGTTGTTTTAGGCGAAATCATACGCAGAAATGGTTACGCAGATAACACAGCAGACAATCCTAAAAACATAACTGAAACTGAATCTTACAAAGGAGTTATCGCTCCGTATGTAGAGAGATTAAAGGAAGAAAGAGATAGAGCTTTTGAAGCTATGTCTACTAAAGACTTAGACAAAGTACAGTATGAGGACTTAGTAAGAGCTACTGATAGTATTACAAAGAATATACAGCTACTCTCAGGAGGAGAAACTGAAAGAATAAGAATGGTTATACTACCAAGTGAACTTATAGAGAAAAATGATATTGCATAGAACACAGAAGCTAGTTGCTATTGATACTCATAGATTTAGAGTAGTGAACTGTGGTAGACGATGGGGAAAGACTACACTAGCTATACTGGAGATGGTAGCTAAAGCAATATACAAAGACGATTCAAGAGTTGTATACATAGCACCTACATACCAACAGGCAAGAGACATATCATGGAATGAATTAAAAAGAATTTGTTTACCTATATCATCAGCAGTAAACGAAGCACGACTTGAAATCACTGTAAACACTAAGAACGGAGGTACATCAATTATATGGCTAAGAGGATGGGAAAGTGTTGAAACATTACGAGGACAGAAGTTTGATTTTGTTGTGATTGATGAGATAGCTAGTATGCGTAACTTTTGGTTAAACTGGCAAGAGGTACTAAGACCTACACTGACTGATAGAAAAGGTCATGCTTTATTTATATCAACACCAAAAGGATTTAATCATTTCTATGATTTATATAATTTTACAGACGATGACTACAAGTCATTTAATTTTACAACGTATGACAATCCTCATCTACCAGTAGAGGAGATTGAGAAAGCAAAGAAAGAGCTACCAGAGGATAGATTTGCTCAAGAGTACCTAGCAGACTTTAGAAAGAGTGAAGGACTTGTATACAAAGAGTTTCAAAGAGCCTTTCATGTATTCCAAGATGTACCAAACAAAGAGTTTATCAAGACATTTGGAGGACATGACTTCGGTACTAACAACCCTTGTGCCTCAATAACTATTAAGAAAGATAGGGATTCAAACTACTATGTATGGGATGAGTTCTATAAGTCAGGGCTAACAGACTCACAACAAGCAGACTATGTAGCATCGCTTAACTGGGAGGAGTGTTACGCAGACCCTGAGAGTGCATCAGGAATACTAGAGTTTAAGAAGCGAGGTATTAATTGTAGAGATGTTGTCAAGAATAGAGATTCAGTAAGAAATGGTATCAATATGGTTAAGGAGTTATTCAAGACTGGTAGATTAAAGATACATGAATCATGCAAGAATCTTATCTACGAGCTAGAGACTTACGCATACCCTGAAAAAAGACCAGACCACAACGAGGAGGAGAACCCAATAAAAGAAAACGACCATGCACTTGATGCTTTAAGGTACGCATTATCAATGCACAACTCTCAAAGAGACTTGCCTCCAGTATATAGAAGACCACATGAACAAAGAAAGAACCCTGCAAGATAGTCGGTGATTATTGTGTATGGTATAATATATTTATATGGCAGAAACTAAACCAGTTTTATTTAAACTAAAAATTACATTAGGTAGTGTAACTCTTAAAGGTCAAGGCGTTACAACTCTTGAAGCTCTTGAATCTATTGAAACACCAGTGAAGATGTTTACTAAAGCAGACATTGAACTAACACATGGCAAGAGAAGAGTAATGCAGACTTGGCAACCAGCCAAAGTAAGAAGACTATTCTATCCACTTGCACAAGGCGTATTATCAAAGCAGTTGGAATATTTACTACGATGAAACCCAACTATGCGATAATAGCAGAAAGGAGAGTAGATAATTCAAAGGTTATTGAAGTTGATACAAGCAAAGCAACATATCAGGGAATAGCTTGGAAGACTTTAGGAGATTATGGAAAAAGAAAGCTAGAGAATTTATTAGTCATAGAGCAACGAGAACCAACACAAATCATTTATGTTCACTCCACTTAACAACAGAATACTTGTAAAGCCTGACACAATCTCAAACGAAACAGAGAGTGGCATAATGCTTGGAGAAAGAAACGAGAAACCAGCGACAGGTACAGTAGTTGTCGGAAGTGAACTTGTAGGGAAAGGTGATAGAATCCTTTTCTCAAAGTTTGGTTTCGATGAAACAGAGATAGACAAACAGATTTATTACGTTGTATCTGAACATAACATCT